GATCCAGAAAGGAGAATAAAATTTCAATATGAATTACAGAAGTATGTGGACCACGCTATTAGTTCTACTCTTAATCTACCTGCTTTTGGCACCGAACTAAACAATGAAGATACACTGGGTAAGTTCTCTAGTATAGTAGCAAAGTATGCTCACGGACTTAGAGGATTAACCTTATACCCAGAAGGAAGTAGAGGTGGTCAACCAATAACAGCATGTGATTATGAAGAGGCTCACTCAAAGAGAGGTGTTATCTATGAAGATAATAGTGACGAACAATGCATGACAGGGATATGCTCCATATAGAATGGGGAAGTGGATCAGCATTTAATCATGGAAGAATAAAAGGGGATGCACAATATAGAATAGAAAGATATAAAACAGATACAGGACTATGGTTTCTGTTGGCTACAAAAAAGAAAACCTATCTATGTTGTAGAGGCCCCTATTCTTCCCCCAAGGAAAGAGATACTGCTATCATACAGGAGGTTAACAAAAGAAATGTCAAAGGCTATCAAAAGTAAAAAGTTTTTAAAGATCTTAAAAGATAAAGGGGCAACTATTCGGAGATCAGGCAAAAACCATCATGTTGTTTACCTAAATAATAATGTTGTCACCTTAAGTATTCGTAACGAGTACCCTACTAATATAGTTAAACATGCTATAAAGAACTTACTATGAAAGACAAGAAACCAAAAGACTTATTAATAATCCCAGACTGCCATGCTTCACCGGAGTATGACAACAAAAGATTTGAATCTCTTGGTAATTTTATAATAGAACAGCAGCCGGATATAATAGTTTGCTTAGGCGACTTTGGAGATATGCCTAGCCTGTCTTCATACGACAAAGGAACCAAAGGTTTTGAAGGGAGGCGATATAAGAAGGATATCTTATCGGTCATAGATGCACAGGAAAAACTCTTTGCCCCTATCAAGCAGTTCAACACAGCAAAGAAAAGAAAGAAGGAGAAGCAATACAAGCCCAAGTTACATATGTGTCTTGGCAATCATGAGGATAGAATTGAACGCGCTGTTAATTCAGCGCCAGAACTAGAAGGAGCTATTGGCTTAAAGGACTTACAATATGAAACGTTTGGATGGAAGATAACATCATTCAAGAGTTGCTTATCTATAGAGAATATTATGTTCTCTCATTACTTTACTTCTGGGGTAGCCGGAAGGCCAATAAGCTCTACCCATGTAGGGTTTCACTTAGTATCTAAGCTGCACTGCTCGGCAGTGCAAGGACATTCACACTTGTATAATCACGCAGAACAAACTAGACCAGACGGGCAGAAAATCTTCGGGT